CCCGGCCGCCGACGTGGCGTCGGGGGACGTGGTGGTTCAGGGCGACCTCGTGGGCGTGGCCAAGCTGGATATCAAGGCCGACACGCTCGGCGCGCTGGCGGTCGACGGCGTCTTCGACTTCCCTAAGGACACCGGCAGCAGCTCGGCGATCAGCGCGGGCGCGAAGGTGTACTGGGACGCCGTCAACGAGGTCGCCACGACCGACGCCGACAGCGGCACGAACAAGCTCATCGGCAAGGCGGTCGCCGCCGCCGGCGACGACGATGAGACCGTCCGCGTGAGGATGAGCCAGTGATTCCAAGGACCATCCATTTCGTCTGGATCGGTCAAGAAATGCCGGAGTGGGGCCGCCGGAATATTCTTGAGTTCCGGCGGCTCAACCCGGACTACGACGCCCGCGTGCATGGCGAAGATGTTCTCCTGCCATGCTACCGGACGCTCTACGATTTGCTCGTTGAACGGGGCGAGAAGTGCGACCTGCTCCGCTACTCCCTTCTGGAACAATTCGGCGGCTGGTATTTCGACGTGGATTTCTGGCCGTTCCGCCCGTTGACTGAAGCCGAATCCGCCTGGCGACTCGACGGCTCGAGGCTGTTCTTGGCCGAGCAGAGCACGCGGGACAAAGCGGACTGGCTGAACGGCGCTGTACTGGCCGTCGCGCCGGGATGGGCGGGCTGGCCACTGTTGCGCGAGATGCTCCTTGCCACGAAGCATGCCGGCTGGGGCACGTTCGGCCCGCGCATGATGACCCGCTTTGCCCGCGCCCATTCTTCCCTGGTCGAAATCGCCGGGCGCGCTTGGTGGTACGGGCCGGGGACGCAATGGGCCGGGAAGCTCTACCGGCGCGCGGTTGCGGGCAGGACGGAACCTATCCGCCGATTCCTTCCCGACACCGGCGGCCAGCTTCCGTTCGCCATGCACCTCTGGGCATACAAGCATTCCGACAAACTCGGCGGCGATGGTGACGGGCAACCGGCTGCGTTCCTGTGCGACCGACCGGAGTGGTTCGACGGACAGAAGGCAATCTTCGGTGGCGTGGCGCAGGGACTGTCTACGCTCGGATTCCGTGTGGAGCGCGTCCTGCGCGAGCGCGGCGCGTTGGCGAAGGCGGCGGACATCCCGGACGTGCTCGTGGTCTGGAACGGCGTGCGGGAGACCGAGGGCGAAATCGTCTCCGCCGCACGACGGCTTGGCGTTCAGGTGATTCTTCTCGAGCACGGCTTCTGGCAGCGCAATCGCTACGTCCAGGTGGATACCGAGGGGACTCAGCACCGGGCGTCATGGGCGCAGCGCCTGCGCGAACCGGCCCCGACTGGCGGAGCAGAGCGGCTCGCTCGATTCTACCCCGACGGCATTGCCCCGATGCGCGCGCGGCGCAAGGGCTATGTTCTTGTCCTCGGCCAAGTCCCCCGCGATTCCCAGTTGTGGGATTCCGAGATTCAGGGACCGCTTCCGCTTCAGCGGGCCGTGAAAGCGGCACTGCCGCCCGGCCTGTCTGCCGGCCAGGCAGGCGTGCCGGTCTATTTCCGACCGCACCCGCAGTGCAGCAACGTGCGCCTGCCCGCGCACAAGCGCATCCTGCCGATGCTGTCCGATGATCCCTCCGAAGCGCAGGCGTATCGAACGAGCAAAACGGGAACGGGGCTGGCCGCTGCGCTGGCCTGTGCGCGGTTCGTGGTGACGATCAACTCGACCGCCGGCAACGAAGCGCTGGCCGCCGGCGTGCCGGTGCTCGCCTTCGGCCCGGCCCTCTACACGATGGTGGGCGTGGCGCGGCAGACCACGGTGAAGACGCTCAAGGAAAACCTCGCCGCGATGCTGAACGGTTGGGTGCCGGAGCAGGCCGCCGTTGAAAACTACCTGCGGTGGCTTGCCGCACGGCAATGGACGGCCGAGGAACTCGCCCGTGGCGACGCGCTCCGCGACATCGTTGCCGCATGCAGCGCGCCTGCGCAGGCATACGGGCCGAAGGATGCCAGGGTGGAAAATGTCGCCTGACCTGCTCGAACAGTCCCAGGAGTGGCTTACGTCCATGAACCGAATCTTCCGGTCGCGCCAGGTGGTCGATGCGCGCGGCCTGCCTGCGCAGGCAGGCGCGCAGACCAAGGAGGTGCCGGCGCTGGTCGGCAAGACGGTCTTCAAGGTGGACAAGGGCTACGGGCTGTTCGAGCGGGTCGAGGCGCGGGACTTCCTGATCGAGGCGGCGGACCTGGAGGAGTTCGGAGAGCCGGAACGCGGCGACCGGGTGATGGACACGCTCAATGGGAAGGTGGAACTCTTCGAGGTCATGGCCCCGGGCGGCGAGCCGCACTTCCGCTACTCGGACCCGTACCGGAAGGTCTTCCGCATTCACACGAAGCACGTGGGAACGGAGTCTGCCGAATGAGCTGCGACACCGAGCAGTACAAGAGCGTCTGCAAGAACGAGTTCCAGGCGATTCACGGCAAGCTGGACAAGCTCGATGAGGCCGTGCGTGGCAACGGTCGGCCCGGCATCCACACGCGCCTCGACCGGCTGGAGCGGTTTCAGAACTTCATCTGGTTCATCTGCGGTGCGGCGATCACAGCGGGAATCGCTGCCGCGATCAGGGCGCTGGGAGGCTGAAGCATGGTCACGAACGTCGCACAGGCCGTTGCCGACGCCCTCAATGGGCACGAGTTCTCGGTTCCGTTCATCGCCGAGCGGCTGGCGCTGCCGGAATTCGATCTGGCCGGGATGCAGGAACTGCACGTCACGGTCGTGCCGCGCCAGGTGGATAGCGAGGTGCTGGACCGAGGGCGCGATGCGCATGACGTGAGGGTGGACGTAGCGGTCCAGAAGAAGGTCGCCTCCATCGCCAACGAGGAGATTGATCCGCTCCTGGCGCTGGTGCAGGAGATTGCCGACTTCCTCAACCGCCGCAACCTCGACGGTGGGGTGTGGAAGAAGACCGAGAACAACCCGGTCTATTCCCCTGAGCACCTGCGGGAGATGCGGCAGTTCACGAGCGTTCTGACGGTGACATACCGGGTGGTGCGGTAATTCTCCTTCGCCGAGGCTTCGGAGAGCAAGGCCATGATCGGCATGCGGTCAAAGTCGGAGTTTGACGCTGAAGCAGTGCGGAGGCGCGCCGAGCAGGGATCGTTCCGGTCGCTGTCGCACGCGGCCGCCGCGATCCGGCTGACGGCCCGAAGAAGCATCCGGAAGAGCGAGAGCTACAGCGCCCCGGGGACGCCGCCGCATACGCGGCGTGGCCTGTTGCGCGGGGCCATCGTGTACGGCGTGGAGAAGGCCGCAGGGCGCGCGCTGATCGGCCCCACGTATGAACGGGTCGGCACGAGCGCAATGGCGCACGAGTTCGGCGGGAAGTACCGGAAGGAGCGATATCCGAGGCGTGCCTTCATGGGTCCGGCCCTGGAGAAAGTCGCGCCGCGCCTGGCCGGATTCTGGGAAGCCTCTGTCAGGTAGAAGGAGGAACACACGTGAGCGTGAGACGAGGACTGGACGCAAAGCTGTACCGCAACACCGGCACGTATGAAGCGCCGGTGTGGGCGGAAATCTCCAACGCGAAGGACCTGACGCTGAACCTCGAGAAAGGCGAGGCCGACGTGACCACCCGCGCCAACGACGGCTGGCGGGCGACGGTGGGCACGCTCAAAGACGGCAGCATCGAGTTCGAGATGGTCTGGGATACCGAGGACGCCGGGTTCTCGGCGCTTCAGTCGGCCTACTTCGACGACACCGCCATCGAGTTGGCCGTCATGGACGGGGACATCGAGGAGGCCGGCAGCCAGGGGCTGCGCGCCTCTTTTGTCGTGACCAACTTCACGCGCAACGAGCCGCTTGAAGAGGCGATGACGGTCTCGGTGACGCTGAAAATCGCGTACTCGGACAACGCGCCGCAATGGATGACTGTGGGAGGGTCATAAGCGCACATGAAGACCTTTACTGACAACGCCGGTCGGACCTGGACCGTCGCGCTCAACGTGGACGCTCTGAAGCGGGTGCGCTCGCTCTGCGACGTGGACCTGATGCAGGTCGTCGCCGACGGCGGCAAGCTGCTCGACCGTTTGATGGCCGATCCGGTCCTCCTGTGCGACGTGGTCTTTGCCGTCTGCAAGGAGGAGGCCGAGGCGAAAGGAATCTCTGACACCGACTTCGGCAAGGGGATGGCCGGCGACCCCATCGAGCATGCGACGCAAGCGCTTCTGGAGGAACTCGTCGGTTTTTTCCCCAACCGGACCCAGCGCGACGTGCTGGGAAAGGTCTTGGGGAAAATGCGCCGGTACGCGGCGATGGCCGGGCAACTGGCGATGGCGAAGGTGGACGATCCCGAACTCGACGCCCGGATGCAAAAGGCCATCGAGGACGCATTTCAGCCTGGCGGGTCGTCGCCCAGTGCGCCGGCGTCCTCGGGCTGAACCCCGGCGCGTTCACCCTGGCCGAACTGGTGGACATGGCCGAAGGCCGGCTGGATCAGGAGTGGAACCATACCAGCGCGGTCCTTGCCATGCTCGCCAACGTCCACCGCGATCCGAAGAAGTGCCGCCCGTTCCGGCCCGAAGATTTTCACCCGTACCGCAGGCGCGCGTCGGTTGGCGTCCGAATCATCCGTGAGAACATCGGCCTTCTGAAGAAGGCCTTTCTGCCTGCGACAGCGGGCAAGGGAAAGGAGAGGTCGTGATGAGCAACGTGGAAGCCGTTCTCGGTCTTGTGTGGTCGGTCCTCAACAGCCCGGCGGGGATCGCGGCGATGGCGGGCATCCTCCTCTGGGCGCTCAACAAGCTCTACGCCGCGAAGCCGACGTGGGCGCAGTACGAGGGCGCGATTATCTCCGCCGTCCGGTTTGCGGAGAAGGAAATCCCGGACGACGTGTCCAACAAGGGCATGGCGCGTCTGGACCAGGCGCTCAAGTACGTCCTGGCCGTGTTCGAGCAGGTGAACGGACGACGGGCTACTGCGACCGAGGCCGCCAGCCTGAAGGAAGGCATTCAGATCGTCCATAACGACCTGGACGCCCAGGCCGTGCTCGAGAAGTCGCCTGCGGAGGTCGTTCAGTGAGCTTCTGGGTCGAGCTGATCATCGGCGTCCTGCGCATCCTCCTGCCGGCGTTCGTTCAGGCGAGCACCCCCCGGCAGGAGGACGTGCGCCCCCAGCCGGACCTGCGACGGAAGCTCCAGGAGCGCGTCCGGCGCACGTGGGGGACGGCTGCAATCATCCTGCTCTGCGCCGGCCTGCTCACGCTCTGCGGGACGGGCTGCGCGCGCACGATCTACGTTCCGCACGGCGAGCCGGTCCGTCTGCGCGAGACGGTCAACGACGTGAAGGTCTGGGTCATGGGTCCGGACGGACAGCCCGTGGCGGGGGAAATGGACCTTCCCGAGGGCTGGTACGCACTCGAACGACCTGAAGATGACTAACGTGACTGTTGAACAGGTCGTATGTGTCTCAACCCGCCGTTCCACCGGCGGTTGCCTACCCGGACATGCGGCTGAAGCAATTCGGCGGTGTGAAGTTCCGGGGACAATGTAGCCCGTCAAGGGCAACCCGCGAGGGAGGCCCACGTCGCCAGCACCGAGGCGACCGGGAGCTAGGCAGGAGTGGTATGGTCAACGAAAGTGAACTGCCGATAAACGCCGTCAACCATAACGAGCCAAAGGTGCTGACAGGCTCGGGCCAAAACGGCAAGGGAGCAGGAGGCGAACTGAGTGCATTCCGCCTCGTGGACGTTGCCTCCCCGGCGAAGAGGCAGGACCTAACCCACTCGGTCACGAGAGTCAGACAGGGTAAGCCCGTACGCCTTCTTCGGAGTGCGCAACCTTTGGCTCCGGAGGAAAGCGAACCGCAAGGCGAGCCGACAGGCGTGCGGGTAGAGGATGCCCGAAAAAGCGAATGCCCTCCGGTAACAGGAGGGACAGAGGCTTGTGCCTTACCCGAAAGGGAAGCTGACTTCGGGCGGGTCTTCGATCACGATTACGGATGGAGTTGAGGAATGGGAACGGGAGAAAGCGAAACAATGAACGCTGCCGGCATGTCCGACAGTGTGCGCGCTCCCCGGCTTGTGGACTGGAACGCCATTGACTGGCGGCAGGTAGACAAGACCGTTCGACGACTCCAGGCTCGAATCGTGAAGGCGCAACGGGAAGGAAGACACGGCAAGGTGAAAGCCCTGTCGCGGATTCTGACCCGCTCGTTCTCCGGTCGAGCAATGGCCGTGAGACGAGTCACGGAAAACAGAGGCAGAAGGACAGCCGGGGTGGACGGAGTGCTCTGGGACTTGCCGACGAAAAAGGCAAAGGCCATTCAGGGGTTGCGTCCTGAGAAGTACAGAGCCAAGCCGCTCCGCCGCGTGTACATCCCGAAGGCGAACGGCAAGATGCGACCGTTGGGCATCCCGACCATGCAGGACAGAGCCATGCAGGCGTTGTACCTGCTTGCGCTCGATCCCATAGCGGAAAGCAAGGCAGACCGGACTTCATTCGGCTTCCGGCGCAAGCGTTCCTGCGCCGACGCAGAAGAACAATGCTTCTGTGCACTGAGCCGACGGAACTCGGCCCCTTGGGTGCTTGAGGGAGACATCAAAGGCTGCTTCGACAATATCAGCCATGAATGGCTGCTGACGCACGCTCCTATGGAACGGCGCATCCTGCGGCAATGGCTGAAGGCGGGATACATGGAAGAAGGAGCTTACTTCGACACCGACTCCGGGACACCGCAGGGCGGCGTCATTTCCCCGGTCTTGGCCAATCTGGCCCTGGACGGGCTTGAGTTCCTCTTGTTTGAGGAATTCACGCGCAAGGGAATGAAAGGCGATAAATGGACATGGGGGCGTCGTCGCAAATTGTCCAAGCCCAAGGTGAACCTGGTGCGGTACGCTGACGACTTCATCATCACGGGCAACTCGCGTGAGCTGCTGGAGGATGAGGTCAAACCGCTCGTGCGGGACTTCCTTGCCGAAAGAGGACTGACGCTTTCGGACGAGAAAACCGCCGTCACGCATATTGACGAAGGGTTCGACTTTCTCGGATTCAACTTCCGAAAGTACGACGGCAAGCTGCTCGTCAAGCCCGCTCCCAAGAGCGTGGCGCGCTTCCGGAAGAAATTTCGGGAACTGGTGAAAAGCCACCGAACCGTTACGGCGCACGTGCTGGTGGACAAGCTCAACCCCGTGTTGCGGGGATGGGCCAACTACTACCGGCATGTGGTCAGCGCGGCGACCTTCAAGGCTGTGGACGCCCACGTTTGGTGGACCCTGTGGCGGTGGGCGAAACGCCGTCATCCGAACAAGGGCCGCCGATGGATTCGGGAGAAATACTTCACTCGCATAGGCAACCGGGACTGGACTTTCTTCGGAGACTACCCGGACCGTCGGCGGAGGCACCTATTTCACACGGCCACCGCAAGCATTGTCCGGCACGGCATAGTGAAGTTAGCAGCCCACCCTTACGACCTACGGTGGCGCTCCTACTTTCAGATGCGTGACAACCGAGCGGTGAGCAAGTCGTACCTGCACTCGTACACCGCCCGAAATCTCTGGTGGAAACAGAACGGAACATGTCCGCACTGTGGTTTGCCATTGGGCGGGCCGAATGAGTGGGGCGTGTTCCAATGTGACCTTGACGAACATCACATCATCCCGCGCGCCAGCGGAGGAAGCGATGAACTCGACAACTTGTGGCTTCTGCACTCGACCTGTCACCGCCAGCTTCACGCGGTCGCAGATTCGTGATTGGACCGGGTGCCGCCTCGGCGGTGCCCTACGAAGGCTTGAGCCGTATGAGGGGAAACCCTCAAGTACGGTTCTTAGGGGGGCGGGTGACGGCAACGTCACCCGCCTACCCGACCCGATGGAGCCGCCCGCCTCCGCCGAGTAGCTGACGCTTAATGCCTGCCACGACGGAAGGCTACGGCGGGCAAGGAGGAATAGGTCATGTGCACGGAAATGGTGTCAAGCCGGGTGCGCCGGAACGGGCAATGGCTCGACGAAAACGTGCCGCGTTGCGTGGCGGATATCGTGTCCGCCCTCAATCGCGGTCATTGCGACGTGGCTGGCGCAACCTGTGACAGCGTCACCCTCGCCGATGGTCGCGTGCTCTGCGTCCGTCGCGGATGGCGATACCAGGAGAAATAGCGCATGGTCTCCGCACGTTCCATTCGCGCCGGTGCCGCCTACGTCGAGCTGACCGTCAAGGACGGCCAGCTCGTCCGTGGACTCGAACGCGCCAAGGCAAGGCTGAAGGCGTTCAGCGCCGGAATTTCCGACCTCGGCAGGAAACTCATGGGCCTCTCCGCCCTGGGAGGCGCGCCGCTGATCTTCGGCGCGAAGACCTTCGCCGACTTCGACAAGCAAATGGCGATGGTCTCCACCATGCTCGACAAACCGGAAGAGCACATGCAGCGGTTCACCGAAGGCATCCGCAAAATGTCCGTCCGGTTCGGTGAGGACACCGGCGCGTTGGCCAAGGGGCTTTACGACATCCTCTCGGCTTCCGTCGCGCCGGAGCACGCACTGAGGGTGCTCGAGGCCACGATGCGAGCGGCCAGGGGCGGGATCACCGACGCGGCCACGGCGACGCAGGCCATTATCAATGTGCTGAACGCCTTCCACATCCCTGCGAGCCGGGCGGGCGAGGTCGCAGACATGCTCTTCACCACGGTCCGGCGTGGCGTGCTCACGTTCGAGGAGATGGCGCAGAGCGTCGTCATGGTCACGGCGACGGCGGCGGCCGCCGGACTCTCGATGGACGACATGGGCGCGGCCATCGCCACGATGACCCGCAACGGCCTGAAGGCCGACATGGCCGCCGTCGCCCTGCAGAACATTCTGAAGGAGTTCCTGGACCCGTCGAAGCAGGGCGCGGCGCTGGCGAAGAAGTACGGCATCGAGTTGAGCACGATGGGGCTGAAGGCTGACGGCCTGCTCTGCATCATGAAGAAGCTGTCCGCGCTGCCGGCGGACGTGATCGCAAAGATATTTCCCAACATACGCGGTCTGCGTGGAATCTACGCCCTGCGCGGCGACGTCGCCGGTCTGGCCAAGGACCTCGACATGATGCGCAACAAGGCCGGCGCGACGGACACCGCCTTCGGGAAGATGGACCGGACGCTCTCGGCGTCGTTCGCCAAGCTCTGGCAAAGCCTCAAGCTCGTGTCCAGCGCCATCGGCGAGGCCATCGCGCCCACGCTGCAGAAATGGATGGGCGACCTGACGAAGATTCTCGGCAACGTGGCGCGCTGGATTTCCCAGAACAAGCAACTCGTCGTCTCCTTCATGAAGTGGGTCGCCATCATCGGCGCGGTCGGCGCGGCCCTGATCGGTCTGGCCGGCGCGGCCACTCTCGCCTCGGTCGTGATCGGCGGGCTGGGCACGATCTTCTCGGCCATCACCGGCATCCTCTCCGGCATTGTGACCATCGGCACGTGGCTTATCACCACGTTAGGGGCCGGCCTTGCCGCCTTGGCATCGCCTCTGGGAATCATCGTCGGGGGGTTCATCGCGCTGGTCGCCGGGATGGCGTATGCGGGCGGATACGGGGGAAAGCTGCTCTCCTGGCTCGGCAAGCGGTTTGACGCCCTGAAGTCCGACGCGCTCGCCGCCTTCCAGGGAATCAAGGACGCGCTGATCGCGGGCGACTTCGGACTCGCGGCGCGCATCCTGTGGCTCACGCTGAAGATGGAATGGCAGAAGGGCATTCACTGGCTGACGGAGTGGTGGGTTGCGTTCAAGGAGGTCTTCATGCGGACCGCCACGGACGCCTTCTACGGCGCGGTGAAGATTCTCGCCGGTGCGTGGGACGGAATGCGGGCGCTGTGGGTCATCACGGTCAACTTCCTCTCGAAGGTCTGGACCAACTTCACTGCCGGGGTCCAGAAAGCATGGAACAGCGTCCAGGGATTCCTGACCAAGGGCTTTCTGAAGGTCATGAGTCTCTGGGACGAGAACATCACCGAGGAATCCTACCGCAATATAGACCGCGAGACGCAGCAGAAGAACCAGGGGATTGAGCAGAAACGGCAGGCGGCGCTCCAAGAGAGCGAGCGGCAGTACCGCGACGACCTCGCCCGGATCGGCCAGGACTACGAGGGCACGGTTTCCGAACTCAACAAGGAGGCCGCCGCCGCACACGCGAACCGCCGGAAACGCTACCAGGACGAGCTTCGTGCGTCGCAGGACGCCGTGGACAAGGCGAAACAGGAATGGCGCGATGCACTGGCCGAAGCCGCCCGGAAACGCGCTGAGGCCGAGGCGGAGCAGCCGGAGGCCCCCGTGGTGGACGACATCGCGCAGAAGCTCAAGGCCGCCGGCCAGGCGCTCGGCGACACGCTTCGCAACATCGAGGTGAAAGGCACGTTCAGCGCCATCGCCGCGCGCGGCATGGGAATCGGAAGCAACGCGGCCGAACGCACCGCCGACGCGACCGAGGAGACCGCCAGAAACACGCGCCGCATCCTCGACGAGGTGGAGGACGGCGGATTGGCCTTTGGGTAGGGACATGCTGGACCGAAACGACCATCACATCTCGCTGGAACGCATCACGCTGAGGGAGGCAAAGGCCTTCGTCTTGCGATGGCACTACTCGAAGATCTTCCCGCCGCACTGCCTCATCAACCTTGCGCTGCGGGACGAACGCAATGAGATCACCGCCGTGGCGATGTGGGGCTGGGGCGTGCGTCCGAAACACACGATCCAGCGTCTCTTCCCCAGTCTGGACACGCCCGACTACCTGGAACTGAACCGCCTGTGCCTGCGCGACGACCAGCCGCGAAATTCGGAGTCGCAATTCATCTCGCTCTGCGCCGAATGGATTCGGGAGAACGCCCCCCACGTAAAACTGCTCTTCTCCTGGGCCGACGGACTGCGCGGGAAGCCTGGCTACGTCTATCAGGCGTCCAGTTGGCTCTACGGCGGGTTCATCAAGACCGACATCTATGTGGACGAGCACGGCGGGCCGATTCACCCGCGCCTGATGATTACCCGCTTGGGCACACGCAGCCGCACGGAATGGATTCGCCAGGGTTTTCAGAAGTGGCGCGGTTTCCAATTTCGATATGTCCGTTTTCTATGCAGCCATGCTGAGAGAAAACGACTGCTGCGCGAGTCGCCGGTCGAGTGGACCCAGGTGTACCCCAAGGCGAAGGACATGCGCTGGTGGGTTGACGCGGGGGAGGGCTCAAGAGCGAGCCGCGAGCCGCCCAGGATCGAGGGGACGGGGCAGTTCCGTCACCCCGCTCAACTGTTTGAGCAAGCGGCAATAGGAGCAGCGCATGGCCAGAGTTGAAGAAGCTTGGAAGGACCGCAGAGAGATCGTCGGCGACAGCGCCGACGTGCCGTACATGGTCTTTGAAGCGGCGGACGAAGACGCGGTCAAGGCGGCCTGCGAAGGCGAGGGTGGAATCCCGGTCCAGATCGGCAGCCTGTACCGGAAAGAGATCGAGATCGAGGAGCGGGTCAACGCAACGACATGGCGCGTGGTCGCCCGCTTTCAGAAGCCGTCTTGGTCGTGGCCCGGCGGCACCACGCCGGACTCGCGCTTCGCCTTCGACACGGGCGGCGGCACGCAGCACATCACGCAGAGCATCCAGACGGTCAACCGGTACGGCCCGAAGGCGTCCACCAAGCTCGGCGGGGCCATCGGTTACGACGGCAAGAACGTCCAGGGCGTGGACATCACCGTGCCGGTCTTCAACTTCTCGGAGACGCACTACTTCCGGGACGACGAGGTCACGCAGGCCTATACGATGACGCTGTTTGCCCTCACGGGCCGGTACAACAACGGGGCGTTCCGTGGCTTCGCCCAGGGCGAGGTTCTGTTCCTCGGCGCGGCGGGCAGCCGGCAAGGGGACGATTCCAGCGACCTGTGGGCGATCACCTTCCGGTTCGCCGCATCGCCGAACCGCAACGACATCATGGTCGGCGACATCGGCCCCGTCACCAAGTGGGGGTGGGAATACCTCTGGGTGCAGTACGCCGACGAGGCCGACGACGACACTCAGCAAGTCATCAAGAAGCCCGTGGCCGTCTACATCGAGAAGGTCTACTACGGCGCGGACTTCTCAACGCTTGGCATTGGAGTTGACTGATGGCTGGACTGGAGAAGGTCTGGACGGGACAGAAGTTCCGGCCCAAGGCCGACACGTGGAACACGTTCGTTGACGTGGCGAACTACGTCCGCCAGCGGATGATGAATCAGCAGGCCTCGTCCGACCGGCTCCGGGAAGACGCCACTCCCTTCAAGAACATGGCCGCGTCCGCCATGCCGATGTACGGCGTCGGCTGGCTGACGGACGCCGCCTTCCAGGGGCTGTCGGTCGTCAAGCAGCCTGGCTATCCGGGTATCTCTCGAATCGTCGTCGCGTCCAAGCCCTGCGAGGCAAACGGTGTCGGCGCGGGATGGACCGAGGGATTGAGGCCCGTGCGCGTCACCAACTGGGCCAGCATTTCCGTGGGCGACCGGATCGGCGCGCAGATGGACTCCTGGGACGCAGGCCTCGACCCGCTCGGCCCCATGCTCGTGATCGGGAAACTCGATTCTCCGCTCGTCGTCGCTCTGATTACCGGCAGGCGCGGCGACCATAAGATGTGTTACTGCGGCGAGACGGGCCCGAGCGGCCCGTACCAGGTCATCCTCTTCGGCCCCGGGCATAGCGTCACCGAGGACTCCCCCGGCAACCTGACCGTGCGGAGAGTGACATGACCCGCGCTTCGCGCAAGTCTCCGACGCGCCGAAGTGGGCGCTTTGGAGACCACGAAGGCGGGGCTACGCAGGGTGATACATGGCTGAATACCGAGACGATTTTGCCTATGGCACGCCGCTCGGCCCGCACTGGATCAACGGCAATCAGTGGACGCCGCACGACGAGTTCGGGTGGTACGGGTGGGTGTGGCCCACGTGCTCGGATTGTGAAGCAGTCGCGCTGTGGGACCAGCCGAGCAAGCGATGCTACTACGCCGGCACGGTCGAGACGCTGGTCTATCGGTTCGGCGGAGGCGGGGTCATCGTCGGCGCGGAATCGGACCTGTCAAGCTACTACCTGCTCGCGTACCGCAGCACGGCGCAGACAAGCGACCCGAGCGAACCCTGGCACATGCGCCTCTCGCTCGAGAAAGTTGTCGGCGGCGTCCCGGCCACGTTGTGGGAGACCGAAGAGGACACGCCGCCACTCTATCCATACCTCGTGTTCAACAGGCAGAAACTGCGCCTCAGCGTTGCCGGGAAGACGCTCCGGTTCGAGTACGACAACATGCGTGGCCGCCAGCGCGTCACGTTCACGGACTCGGCCCCGCTCACGGGCCGGTACAGCGGGATGTATGCGCGCGTGGCCACGCGCGCGCCGTACCCGAAGCTCGGCGGCTGGAACAACTGGTGGGCGCTCAACTGGAGCGACGATTGTCCCGTGTTCATCGTAGTGGACCTTACGGCGAACAAAGCCTACCCCTGCGTGAACCTCACCCCCGGCGACGGGGAGACGTTCACCGAGGACGACGGCATCCTGGACTTCTCGGACCCTGCCTATCAGACCGAGGAGGTCGGCGACACCATGTTGCTGATTGATGGGGAGCAATAGCATGGCGTTCATCGTCGTGGACCTGAGCGCCAGACGCGCCTTTCGCTGCGCGAACCTTCTGCCAGGCAGCGGGGAAACGTTCGCGCAGAAAGACGGCGGCCTCGACTTCTCCGAGTATCAGACCGGCGCGCTTGGCGACGACCTGCTCTGGATCGGCGGCGGATGCGGCAGTTGCGAGACGAGTTGCCAGACATCCTGCGTGACGGTGTGCCAGGCGTCGTGCGAAGCGGGCGGGTGCGAAGGGGCCTGCATGGTCGAGTGCGAGGCGACCTGCGAAACGCCGTGCGAAGCCGGCTGCCAGACCAGCTGCCAGGTGACCTGCCAGACCGGATGCCAGGTGCTGTGCATGGCCTCCTGCGAAACGACGTGCGAGAACGCCTGCCAGGAGACTTGCCAGTCGGCCTGCCAGGGCGAATGCACCGTCGCGTGCGAAATGGCCTGCCAGATGTTTTGCGAGATGGCCTGCCAGGAGGCATGCGAGTCCGCGTGTCAGACCGTCTGCCAGACGACCTGCGTCCTCGGCTGCGAAGGGGTTTGTCAAACGCTCTGCATGTCCGGCTGCGAAGCGACTTGTACCGTGAGTTGCCAGGCCGTGTGTCAGCTCTCGTGCCAGACCTCCTGTGAAGCCGGGTGCGAGGCGGAATGCGAATGGGGCTGCCAGGCGTCGTGCCAGGCGAGCTGCGAAGTGGAGTGCATGGGCGGCTGCCAAACCTCGTGCGAACAGTCCTGCATGGCCGGGTGCGAGGTCTCCTGCGAGAGCGGATGCCAGGTCTTCTGTCAGGTCGCATGCGAGCACAGTTGCCAGAGCACTTGCGAAACGACGTGCGAGGCAATTTGCGAATCCGGGTGTCAGACTGCGTGTGAAATGGGCTGCGAAAGCGCATGCGAAGCCGGTTGCCAGCTTGCCTGTGAAACGGCATGTCAGCAGGCGTGCGAAGGCGCGTGCCAGGTCGGTTGCGAAGTCGGATGTCAGACCGGCTGCGAGTTATCCTGCCAAACGCAGTGCGAAGGGGCATGCCAGGCCGGTTGTCAGATCGCGTGCCAGTCTGGTTGTGAACTGGGATGCGAAGTCGGCTGTGAAATCGTGTGCGAAACGACCTGCGAAAGCCAGTGCCAGGACGCCTGCGAATCCTCATGTCAGTCCGGCTGTCAGACCGGGTGCGAAGTCGCGTGCGAACAGACCTGCGAGCAAACGTGCGAAGGCGAATGCCAGGTCGGATGCGAGGTCTCGTGCGAGACCGGGTGCGAGGTGTCCTGCGAGATCGGATGCCAGGTCGCTTGTCAGATGGGCTGCCAGAGTTCCTGCCAGATCGCCTGTCAAATCTCCTGCCAGGTCGGATGCCAAGTCACCTGCGAGACCGGCTGTGAAATCACGTGCGAGACAGGCTGCGAGATCTCCTGCCAGACGGCGTGCGAGCTCGGCTGCCAGTTGGGGTGCGAGCTGGTTTGCGAAACCCCTTGCGAATCGTCCTGCCAGACGGCCTGCGAACTCGCCTGTCAGACCGGGTGCGAGATCACGTGCGAGACCGGTTGCGAAGTGACGTGCGAGCTTGGCTGTGAACTCAGCGGTTGCGAACTCACCGGCTGTCAGGCGACCGGATGTCAGGTCACCTGCGAACTGGAATGCGAGGCCGTTTCATGCCAGATGGGATGCGAGGTCTTTTGTGAAGTCGGCTGTGAAGTCACCTGCGAGGTCGGCTGCGAGGTGACCTGCGAAGTGGGGTGCGAAGTGACCTGTGAAACCGGCTGCGAAGTCTCGTGTCAGACCAGCTGTGAGGTTTCATGCCAAGCGACCTGTGAACTGCAGACCCAGGGGGGATGCTGATGAATGCGGCCGCATACCCGCCGCTTCAGACGATATGCCTGAGCGATTCGCGCGAGTGCAACGCGGCGTGTTTGTACTGCCCCTCGCGCGGCAGGCCCGTCAAGACCAGGCTGGCGCTCTCCGATCTGAAGCGCGTGGTGGATTTCTTCGTGGGCTACACCAATGCCGTCAGACAAAAACCGCGCTCGTTGTCCTTCGTTCTGAATACGCTCGGCGAGCCGAGTCTGGGGATGGACAATGTCCTCGGCCTGGCCCACTACGTCGCCTACGTTAATAGTAGGGGCCGTTGCGCCGTGCCGGCGTACTTCTTCATGTCCTCCACGAACCTTCTGCACGTCTCGGACAGCATGGTAAGGCATGTCAATCATTACGGTTACGTCACAGTCTCGCTCCACGGTCGGCCTGCCGCCGAGTACACCGAACGCCTCCGACGGTTCGACGGCAATGTCATCGTGGAGGGAACGGACATTATCCCCAAGTGCCCCGTCAATCTGTACGCCCGGTATCAGGAGATTCTGGGGCACTTCACCATCGCCTCCATGCGCCCGGTCAGAGAGGCCCCCATGACGATTGCGGATTCCACCCTCTGGGTAGCGGAGATTGCCGAATGCGCCAGCGCGCTCATGTCCCTTCCCGACGCAGAGCTTGCCGGGTTCCTCATCCGGCTGTCCTTCACCGATTCCGTCCTGCACGCGCTACGGTTGCTGGACGCCGGGGCAAAGCAGCACTACCGCTGCCTGGCGGGAATCTCTTCGCTCCAAGTTACGCCGGAAATGGAGTTCTTCCCATGCATGTTCGTGCAGCACGACGGCCTGCGGATGGGCGACGTCGAGCGCGGACTCGACCTCGACTGGCACCGGCGATTCGAGAAACGTCGGCGCGCCGGGGCGCGCCAGGAATGCGCGGCGTGTGAGTGGGTGGCCGCGTGCGGGGGGCCGTGTCTGGACTGGGCGCGGAAGGACCCGACCGGCGACGGATTGTTCGGACCATCCGAATGCGTCTATCGGCGCGGGTTATTCGGTGCTGCCGCCGAGTTGCTCGCGCACATCAGGGCGAGGCCCTCCGTGATCGAAGCATTGCGGGCCCATTTCAATCTTCAGAGACAGGACTGGCGTCCCAAGAAAGAAGG